TGGTGAGGATTGGCAATCAGTGAATCGTAAAGATAAAACTGATGGATTGAGTCAAAAAGCAGTTAATGCTTATCGCCGTGAAAATCCAGGATCAAAACTTCAAACTGCAGTCACTGAAAAAAATCCAGAAGGTAAAAGAGCATCTCGTCGCAAATCATTCTGTTCAAGAATGAGCGGCATGAAATCTAAACTCACTTCAACAAAAACTGCAAGAGATCCTGATTCAAGAATTAATAAAGCCCTCCGTCGTTGGAACTGTAATTGATGAACGGATCTATTAAAATTTAGGAAACTCTCAACAATTATAGTGTTCATTTCAATACATTACAAAAGGTGATTTGTCTATATAATAGATTGCCGTCTTATGATAAGTCTTATGAGCATAAAAGTTTGCCCTAAATGTAGTGCTACTTGGATAGAAAATCAACACTACTGGACTGCAACACAAAAAAAAGGCAACGAAACTGAACTTGCAAGTTTAGTATGTGACAAATTTGAAGATGATACTTGCATCAACCCAGCCAAAGGAACCACAGATGGAAATGGTTGGCAAACAAGATTAAATAATATGGATCAAATGGAGAAAGATTTGAAAAGAATGTATGAGTAACGATCAACATTATTTGGGCAACCCTCAGCTTAAGAAAGCAAATGTTCCGATTGAATTTACTGAGGAACAAATTAAAGAATTTTTAAAGTGTAAGGATGATCCAGTATACTTTGCTAAAAATTATATCAAGATTGTTTCTCTGGATGAAGGTTTAGTTTCTTTTAACCTTTATCCATTTCAACAAAAATTAATTAATAATTTTCATAATAACAGATTCAATATCTGTAAGATGCCTCGTCAGTCAGGTAAGTCAACGACTTGTGTATCTTATCTATTGCATTATGTTGTTTTTAATGCTAACGTGAATGTTGGTATTCTTGCAAACAAAGCTTCAACTGCAAAAGATCTTTTGGGAAGACTTCAGTTGGCTTATGAGAATCTACCTAAGTGGATGCAACAGGGTGTCATGGTTTGGAACAAGGCATCTTTAGAACTTGAAAATGGATCAAAGATTATTGCAGCATCCACATCAGCATCTGCTGTTCGTGGTATGTCATTCAATATCATCTTCCTTGACGAATTTGCGTTCATTCCAAATCATATCGCTGACGATTTCTTCAGTTCAGTTTATCCTACCATTTCATCTGGTAAAACTACAAAGGTTATTATCGTATCTACCCCTAAGGGTATGAATCACTTCTACCGCCTCTGGCATGACGCCGAGAGGAGTAGAAACGAATATATCCCAACAGAGGTTCATTGGAGTGAAGTTCCTGGTAGAGACGCAAAATGGAAGGAACAAACGATTGCAAACACTTCACCTCAACAGTTCCAACAGGAATTTGAGTGTGACTTCCTTGGATCTTCTGATACTTTGATTTCTGCATCAAAACTCAAGTCAATGGTTTTTGATGATCCAATTCAATCAAATAAAGGATTGGATATCTATCAAGAACCAATCGAAGATCATAACTATATTATGACAGTAGACGTTGCAAGAGGAGTTGAAAGTGACTACTCAGCTTTCGTCATTTTTGATATTACAAGTTTTCCTTGGAGAGTAGTTGGTAAATATCGAAACAATCAGATCAAACCAATGTTGTTCCCCAACATCATTGAAGATGTTGCAAAGGCATATAATAAAGCTTATGTGTTGGTTGAAATCAACGACATTGGGGAACAAGTTGCAAATATCCTACATTTTGATCTTGAGTATGATCACATCTTAATGTGCGCCATGCGAGGTAGAGCTGGGCAAATTGTTGGGCAAGGATTCTCTGGTAATAAGTCTCAACTTGGATTGAAGATGTCAAAGACAGTCAAAAAGATTGGATGTTCAAACCTCAAGACTTTGGTAGAAGATGACAAGTTAATGTTCAATGATTATGACATTATCTCCGAACTGACAACTTTTATTCAAAAGAATCAATCATTTGAAGCTGAAGAAGGTGCAAATGATGACTTATCAATGTGTCTTGTGATCTTCTCTTGGTTAGTTGTTCAACCTTATTTCAAGGAGATGACTGAGAATGATGTTCGTAAACGCATCTATGAGGAACAAAAAAACCAGATCGAACAAGACATGGCTCCCTTTGGATTTATTCTAGATGGTTTAGATGATCATGAAAATACCTTTGTAGACAACTCTGGTGATGTATGGAAGTTAGATGAGTATGGTGATCGAGCTTACATGTGGGAGTATCGTTAAAAATCATAATTCTATAAATATCTTATAGATCAATGAACTATTCAGGGGTAGATAAACATGGCACTAGGTATAGGTTTGGTGTCTCCAGGAATTGATGTAAGAGAGATTGATCTTACAAGAGGTTCCGATTTAACTGATAATGAATTTGCTGCTGGGATTGCAGCTCCCTTTCCAAAAGGCCCAGTAGATGAAATTATAACTATTAGAAATGAAAAAGAATTAGTAGAAACTTTTGGAAAACCAGTTTCTTCTGGAGATCAAGTAGATTATTATTATGCAATTGAAAACTTTATGTCTTATGGGGGTATTGCTAAAGTTGTAAGAACTAATGATTCAAACCTCAACAATGCAAACGTTTCTGTTGGATCAACTTCATCAACTACATTAAATATTGCAAATACTACAGATTATTCGGAAAACCATTTTGATGATCTTGCTTGGGAATGGGCAGCAAGAAATCCAGGATCTTGGGCAAATAATTTAAAAGTTTGTTTCATCGATGATTTTGCTGATCAAATTATTTCTGGTGTTGGAACCACTACAGGATACGTTGGCGCTGGAGTAACAGTAAATCTAACAGCTCAAAGAGTTGTAATCGGATTAGGAACTACCTCAATTTTAGATACTGATACCGTATTAAATGGAATAGTAACAGGTGTTGGAAACAGTGAACTGTATGTAAAATGGAGCAGCACTACTTTATCTGGAGTTACAACTGCAATTGAATATAAGGAAAATTCAATTTATGAGTTAAAAACTACAGATTTAGATAGTGAAAATCAAATTTACATTGGTGGTACAGGCATTGGAACTGCAGGTAATAGTTCAATTACTTTAAAAGATTGGTATGATGAACAAACTCTTACACTTTCAAGTGGAACAATTTACTGGAGATCTTTAGCTCCAAAACCAAGAACTAGTAATTTTGCAAGATCTAGAAAGTCATACAATGACACAGTTCATGTTGTTGTAATTGATGACACTGGTGCAGTAACTGGCGAAGTTGGCAACATTATTGAAAAGTTAACCAATTTATCTAAAGCTGAAAATGCTGTAATTTCTTCAGAATCAAGATACTATAAGAACTTTATCCGTGATAAGTCAAATTACATTTTTGCTGGATATCCACAAACAGGAGAAGTTTCTTACAATTCCGTAGGAATTACAACAGCTGATGGAATTTGGGGACAAGAAATTAGAACACAACCACTTTACTTTAATGTAATTGGAAATAAAATCTTCAATTTAGTTGGTGGTGTTAACTATACAAGTGGTGGTGGATATGTAGCCACTTTATCTGACTTATCAAATTCGTATGAACTTTTTAGTAATGTGGACGAGGTTTCTGTAGATTTTCTACTTTATGGGCCATCTTTAACATCTAGGGTTGAATCTCAAGCAAAAGCAAATAAACTAATTTCAATTGCAGAATCCAGAAAAGACTGTATTACAGTAATTTCTCCACACAAAGCAGATGTAGTAAATGTAACTAATTCAAATACACAAACTAACAACATTGTTAATTTCTACAACTCAATAGATTCAAGTTCTTATGCCGTATTTGATTCTGGATACAAACAAATTTATGATAGATTTACCAGAAAATTTAGATATGTTGCATGTAACGCTGATGTTGCAGGGGTGATGGTAAGAACTTCATTAAATGATCACTCATGGTATTCACCTGCTGGTGATGCTAGAGGTAAAATTAATAACGTAATTAAACTATCTTACAATCCAACCAAAACTCAAAGAGATACTCTTTATACAAATAGAATTAATCCAATCATCTCAAGTGCAGGCGGTGGAACAATTCTATTTGGTGATAAGACAGCTTTATCATATGCTTCTGCATTTGATAGAATTAACGTCAGGAGACTATTCTTAGAATTGGAATCAACCATTTCTGAGATTGCAAAAACATTCCTGTTTGAATTTAATGATGAATTTACTAGGACAAGTTTTGTCGCTCAGGTTGAACCATACTTAAGAGATGTTGAAGCTAAGAGAGGAATCAACGAATTCCTTCTTGTTTGTGATGAAACCAACAATACTCCAGAAGTCATCGACAGAAATGAGTTTGTTGCTGAAGTTTATGTAAAACCTGCTCGTTCAATTAACTTCATTGGACTTACTTTTGTTGCTACGAGAACGGGAATCTCGTTTGAAGAAGTAGTTGGCAGATTCTAATTTAAAGGAGATTAAAAAAAATGGCTAACAACATCCAACAAATTAGTGTTAATTCAAGAACTTTAGATAAGTTCAAGTCCAAACTAACTGGCGGCGGCGCAAGAGCCAATCTATTTGAGTGTGTAATTCCTGTACCAAGTTTTGCTAAACCTGACGGAGTAACAGATTTTACCGATAAATTGAGAATGTTAGTTAAAACTGCAGCTCTTCCAGGTTCAACAATTGGAACAGTCCCCATTCCTTTTAGAGGAAGAGTTTTAAATGTTGCTGGAGATAGAACATTTGAATCTTGGACAATTACTGTTATCAATGACACTGATTTTGCAATCAAAAGAATGTTTGAAAAGTGGATGAATGGAATTAACAAACATGAAAATACTTCTGGTTATATAAATCCTGCTGACTATCAAAAAGATTTACTTGTTCATCAACTTGGAAGAGCTCCATATAAAGCTTCTGGATCAGCAGGCAATGTTCCTATCTTAAGAACATACAAGATGTATGGTTGTTTCCCATCTAGCGTAGGAAGCATTCCACTCAGTTATGATTCTCCTGATACCATTGAACAATATGATGTTACTTTTGAAGTTCAATGGTGGGAGGCTCTCAAGGCTGGCGGTGGTTCAGACGTTAAATAAATAGATCAGTAGATTTAATAGTTAATTATAATGTCTAAGTTGTTCGGTTTCAACATTCAAAGCGGTGAAGTAAAATCTCCAACTACGATCAGTCCCGTCCCCAAAAACAATGAGGACGGTTCTGATTTTTATGTTGCAAGTAGTTTTTATGGACAATATGTAGATATTGAGGGTGTCTATAGAACCGAATATGATTTGTTAAAAAGATATCGTGAGATGTCTCTGCACCCAGAGTGTGATACTGCAATTGAACATGTTGTAAACGAAGCAATTGTTGCAGATCTTAATGATTCTCCAGTTGAAATTGAACTCTCCAATCTAGATGTTGATAATAACATCAAAAATATTATTAGACAGGAGTTTAAATATATCAAAGAAATCATGGATTTTGACAAAAAAGCCCATGAGATCTTTAGAAATTGGTATGTTGACGGAAGAATTTTCTACCATAAAGTCATTGATTTAAAGCATCCAGAAGAAGGAATTAAAGAAGTTAGATATATTGATGCATTAAAAATTAAGTTTGTTCGTGAACTTAAAAAGAGAGCAATCAATGATGCTGGCAATCTAACCTATGTAAATCAAGATACAGCAAAAGAACTCACAATGTTTGAGTCTCCAAATGTTGATGAATATTTTGTTTATAATCCTCAAGCTTCTGGTGGTATGCAAGTTGGAAGTGCATATGGAAAGGGAATTAAAATTGCAAAAGATGCAATCACATACATTACTTCTGGATTAGTTGATAGAAACAAACAAGCTACTTTATCCTATCTTCACAAAGCAATTAAGGCTCTTAATCAATTAAGAATGATTGAAGATAGTCTTGTCATCTACAGACTTTCAAGAGCACCAGAAAGAAGAATTTTTTACATCGATGTTGGTAATCTTCCTAAGGTAAAAGCAGAACAATACCTTCGTGAGGTTATGAGTCGTTATCGTAACAAACTTGTTTACGATGCTTCGACTGGTGAAATCAAGGATGATAAAAAACATCTTTCAATGATGGAAGATTTCTGGCTTCCCAGAAGAGAAGGTGGTAGAGGAACTGAAATCACAACTCTTCCTGGCGGGCAAAATCTTGGAGAACTCACTGACGTTGAGTATTTCCAAAAGAAACTTTATCGTTCATTGAACGTTCCAGAATCCAGAATTGGTGCTGGGGATGGATTCAATTTAGGTAGATCATCAGAAATTCTTCGTGATGAATTGATGTTCTCCAAGTTTGTTGGAAGATTAAGGAAAAGATTTAGTCAAATCTTCCATGATATGTTGAAGACTCAACTCATTCTCAAGAATGTTGTAACTCCAGAAGATTGGGAGTATATGAGTGATCATATTCAATATGATTTCTTATATGACAACCATTTCGCAGAACTCAAAGAAACTGAGTTAATGAATGAAAGAATTGCTCTATTATCACAAGTTGAACCTTATGTTGGTAAATACTATTCTGTTGATTATGTAAGAAGGAAAGTTCTCCGTCAAACAGATGAAGAACTTATTGAAATTGATATGCAAATTGATCTTGAAAAACAACTTGGAATTATTCCACCACCAATGGATCCAATGACAGGAATGCCAATGGGCGGTGGAGATCAAGGATTGGGAACAGTTCAAGATATAGGGCAAGTTCCAAAAGAACCAGAAGTTCCAAATCCAGGAACTGAACCACCTCCAGGTGAGGAAGCTCCGCAAGTTAGGATGCCTAAAGGGGGCAAAATATAAATAAATATTAGATTATATCAATAAACATATGGAAGATGATTTTGTAAGTATGATTATGTCGGATGCTTCACCATCCGATATTTCTGATGCGATTAAAGGAATGCTTTTTGCCAAATCTGTAGAAAAGATTGACGAACTTACTCCTTATGTGGCTGCGAGTATGTTTGGAACTTCACCACTAGAAATCGAGGATGCTGAGTAATGCAAAGAACGAAGATTATTGCAACTGAAGCTGCAACTCCAACAACCGCTGGCACAGCCAGTAGTATTGGTAGTGCTACTTGCGTGAGACTTCATAACAATACTAGTGGTGTTGCAACAGTAGGAGTTTCTAC